TAATAACAACGCGGCTCTTCGTTTACAGAAGACCATGATACCTAGTATCGGTGCAGCAACTAGCTTTACATTGCTATTTGATAATCCAATATACAGAGAGATACCAGTTAACAACGTGTTCGTAGATGGCACAGCACCATGTACATCATCTTCATTTACATTCTTAAACAAAGTAGGATGCTTCTTGAGAGACAATGGGTTAGGTGTAATGCAAGTCATTCAAGACAGTTCTGGACAAGTAGAGATAGTTGAATCTAATATTGGATCAGTCAACTATGACACCGGTGTAGTACAGATAACAAATTTAAATGTATCAGCTTATTCTGGTGCAGGGATTACATTAAGTGTGTTCCCATCTAAACAAACATTAAAGAGCTCAAAAAATATTATAATGAAATATAATGAGAAGCCTTCTATCACGGTAACACAAGAGAGAGTATAATGCATACTGTTGAAGACAAGATATCAATTTTCGTCAAGGACCAGCTTCCTGAGTTCTATCATGATGAAGGTCCGGTGTTTATGGCTTTCATACAAGCATACTATGAGTGGCTTGAAACACAGCCTACATCTAAGGTTGCTAGAAACCTATTAGAATATCACGACATTGATAACACTACAGAACAATTTTTAGAATTCTTTAAGAAGACATTCCTAGATGGCTTTCCTGGATCTTTCAAAGCAGACACACAACTTACCTTAAAAAATATACTTGACTTTTACAAATCAAAAGGATCACCTCGATCTATAGAATTACTTTTTAGAATTTTATTCGATGACAATGCATCGATAGCATATCCATCTGATGATGTATTACGTTTATCTAATGCAGAGTATATTCGACCTCAGTACATCGAGGTTAGAGCAGATAGCTTGACCAACTTAATTAGTTTAGAACAAAAAGAAATAGTTGGTGCAACATCTGGCGCAAAGGCCTTTGTTGAATCTATTGCTACAAGACTTATCAATAATATTAAAGTCCATGTAATGTATCTATCGAATGTTAGAGGACTGTTTGTACGAACAGAAGTAGTCGCTCCATCAGATACAGGTCTGCAAGATGACATGCCAGTGGTTGTTGGATCTCTTTCTTCTGTTGACATTACATTAGGTGGAAAAGGTTTTTCTATTGGTGACACGTTTGACATTCAAGCCAGCTCTGGTAAGCAAGGTAAAATAAGAGTAAATTCTATTGCTGATGCTACTGGATTGATTGACTTTAATTTAGCTAATGGTGGTTTTGGTTTTTCTACTAACTCATCATTTACAGAGACAATAGTAAACGATCAAAACTTATTGGTCAGTAATGTTATTAACACAGCACAGACATATAGTAACACTACACATCCAACAGCGTTCGACTGGCACGAGAAGAAAATAGATAAGGCAGCCTTCTTTAGATTTGAAACAGTAGATCAGACAGTAGAGCAAGTTAGCTTCTTGTCTGGCGCTAACCTTAATGCTAATGTAGAACACTATATTGCTAACACATCCAAAACATCTAACCCATGGGTTAATGGTAAAGACTCTGGTGGTAATGTAATTGCCAATGGATATATTATTGCAACCACAATCAATGGTGCTAATGGCACATATGATATTGCACCGGTCCTTGGTACGTTTGGTGATCAACGAAAACTAACTATTGCAAAAGCTGTAGCTACACATAACTTCCAAGAAAAAGAAGAAGTGTTTGAAGAGAGCTCGGTTGAACTATCATTCACTACACCAAAGGCTGGAACTTTCTCGGTATCTGATGTTGTTAGAGGACATGAGAGTCTTGCTAATGGAATTGTCACTGCAGTTAACTCAACAGTGATAACAGTTAATGGATCCTTTGGTACATGGTCAGCAAATGACAACGTACAGAAAGTAGCAGACACAGCTGTCACAGCAAACGTAACAACAATTAACGTCACTACATCCGGAGCCAATGCAGTTATAACAGACATTGCTAACTCAACTACGATGACAATTGCAGACATAACTGGTATATTTAATCAGAACAAAAAAATTCATGGTGTGCAGTCTCATGCAATAGCCACACTTCAGGCCGATGGAGTTGCTTCTGGTGTCTCCGATATCTTCTTTGAAGGTGCTGCAGGTACCCAAGGCGTTGTAGATACTGTTGCAAACAACTCAGTAACAGCAAGAGTGCTTGGATCCAATACCTCTCAAGTAGGTTTTGCAAATACAAAATATTCAAACGGATTGGCCACAGCGTTCTCAGCTAACTTAGCTGCACCTATTATTGGTAGAGATTCTAATACACACGCCAACGTAACAGTCGTTAGTACTGGAGCAGGTGCTGCTTTTGACATATCGACTTTAGAAAATACAGAAGACGTAACAATATACACAGACTTTGTTGGTGATAAGAACACTGCTAATGTATTGTTCCTTGATTGTGTTATTGACGGCGGCAACAGTGGTATTGGATTCTTAGATACAGTGACAGTCAATACAGCTGGTACAGGGTATTCAAATGGCCAGATCATTACATTTGATCTTGGTGGTCGTGGCGGCGGTCGACCAACAACGTCAGCAACAGCTAACGTAACAACAAATGGATCTGGAGCAGTATTATCGGCACAGGTAATTACTGCTGGAGCAGGCTTCATGTCTAACTCCGTAGCCAACCTTAGTAATATGTCAGGCGGATCCAGTTTAGCAGTAACAGGTAACTTTGATTATGGATACGGTTTCCCTAAAGATCCAAACGGCGATTATACAACTATCATCGATAACGTGCTCACTAGGTTCACAGGAACCATAGGAACCATAGCTGGACTAGGAAACATCAACCCGGGTAATAACTACAGCTCAGACCCTTTCACAAGCGTTTACACGAAAGGTATTGCTAAGTATGATAGAAAGGACCTAGTTGTAAATATAATCAATAAGAACGGCGTATTCACTACAGGCGAGAATGTAAATCAAACCGTAGCACTTGCAGGCCAGCAGATAACATTGAGCAGTAATACTGGTCCATTTACTATTGGTGAATCACTTAGACAAGTACACAGCTCTGGTAATCCATCTATAGTAGCCACCGGTGAGATATACGCAGCATCAGCAACTACATTATCCATACAGAATCCTAGATTGAAATCAGAATTCTCTAATGGAACATTTACTGTCAACGCAACAAACACGTCACCGTTTGTATCTAACTCAACAGTGAATGCTGTATCGGGTGTTCTATCAGCACAGACAGGTGTTGCAAGTGTCGTATCTGTTGTGTCGCAAACACAGACAGCCAAAGGCCAAGTATATGCTCAGACAGATGACTCAGTAAGTTTACGACGATTATCATTTAGTGTAGGCTTTAATGATGCACCAGGTAGTTTTATATTTGGAGCTTCTTCAGGTGCAAATGGAACTATAACATCAGTGATCATCGATGACAATACAAGACCTATTGGTGACAATGCTAGTTTAATAACAAAGACCCAAGCAGCTAATGGAATTGTAACATCAGTTGATATGATCGATTCTGGGTTTGGTTATCAGCACAATGCTAGTCTAACATTAAAGTCATCTAACACAGAATCAAACATTGTGGTATCGGGAACAGCTAATGTTACGACCACTGGTATTGGAGAAGGATATTGGGCAGACCAAGAATCGTTCTTGAACACTAAATACATACATGACAATGATTACTATCAGTCTCACTCTTACGTAGTAGAGTCTGGTTTGTCGTTGGATAAATATAGAGAAGTATTATTAAAGGTAGCGCACGTAGCTGGAACGAAACTGTTTGGCCAAGTCAATAGAGAGACTATAGCTAATACACAAGTGGGACTTTCCAACTCATCTGTTACTGCTGGTACTACAAACGGTGGAGGAGTATTCACAGCAAGCTAATGAAAAAGATAACAAAACAATTTAATACACATAACGCAAAGCAATTCGTCGAATCTATTTCCGAACAAGCTAATTCATTGTATTATGTATTTGCTGGTAGACACGTTCCGTGGCCTACCGACATCAACCCTCCAACACCAAGTGGATCAGAAGAAGATACCTATTATCAAATATACAGAGATATGGTATTTGGTAAAAAAGTAAATGCTGTCGACGTAAAGCATATGGTAGACAATAATGCGTGGACGTCTGGTACGGTATACAATCAATACACTAATACAGCAGCTGCTCTTACTAACTTCTTTGTAGTAGTTCCAGAGTCAGGTGGGTATAGCGTATTCAAATGTTTGTTTAATAATAAAGGAGCTGCATCTACATCTCAACCAACAAAAGCAGCAACTACTGCAGACGATGATGTGTATATAACTACTGCGGACAAATACCAGTGGGTGCTTATGTACTTCATGACTGATGCAGATCATAGTAAATTTGCTACTGCATCCAAGGTACCAATCATTGCTAATACAGCTGTAGAGGCAAATGCAGTGAGTGGAGCTATTGATGTTATTAATGTTAACACAGGTGGTTCCAGATATTTCTCTGTAGCGAATGGTGTTGTTAAAGTAGCCAACGTAGCATCTAATACATTAATACACGAGCTCGAATCTCTCGTAAGTGCCAATGTGACACCAACATCTATTACAGGTACTTTTGTTATAGAAAAGGCAGATCTATTTGGTAAGCATGCCAATGGTGATATCAATACAGCAAACAATGTTGCTAATGGTGTTATCGTTGAGGCTAATACAACCTTATTAAGGTTTACAGACATTGCAGGCAACTTCTTTGGACAACAAAGTAATGTGTTTGTAAAAGGACAAACGTCTTCAGCCACAGCATTGATTGATAGAATAGAATCAACAACCTCATCTCTATCATCAAATACAGACTTCTATAAAGGAAGCGTGTTCTATATTACAGCAGGTGCTGGTGCAGGACAACAAAGAACTATTAGTGAATATATTGTTACTGGTTCAGCCAGAAGAGTATTATTAGCTACCCAATTTACAACAGCAATCGACAGCACATCACGATTTGAAATCTCACCACGTATATCTGTCATAGGTGACGGTACTGGATTAGAAGCAAGAGCAATTGTAAACACAGCTACATTTGCAGTTGATACTGTAGACATAATCAACAGGGGATCCGGATATACATTTGGAACAGCCCAGGTATTTGGTAACACAGGTATTGTTGAAGGTAATGACTCTGATGGCAATCCTATTATAGGCCAAGCTAACAATGCTAATGTTTCTATTATTATAGGACCAAAGGGCGGCCATGGTTCAGATCCAATAACTGAATTAGATGGATCCACCATAGGCATATCAGTAGACTTTGCTAATAACGAAGGCGGCAACATTTCTATTAACAATGACTTTAGACAATTTGGTCTATTGAAAGATCCATTGTTTGCCAATGTCCAGCTATCAATAGCTAACACTACTTTGACTGATGGCTCTGCTGGATCCGGAACCTCGTTTGCAGTTAATGATGTAGTTACACAATCAGCAGGCGACAACGCAGTTGCGAACGGAGCTCATGGTGTAGTAAAATCAAGAGCAGCTGGTACGATTGCAGTAGCAAATGTATATGGTAATTTCATTACTAGTGGTAGCAATACATCACTAAGAATAGTGAACGCCGCTAACACATCTGCCAATGTCATTTCAGCACTAACTAACCCATCCAGGTCAACATCAGATACTAATTCGTTTGATCAGAGATTAGTGTTAACAGGATTTAGTAATCAAGCGTCTGTAGCATTTACTTCAGACGAAATAATTAAACAGGACTCAACTGATGCGACAGGTGTCATTGAGGTTATAAATAGTACAAGCGTTGCAATAACAAGGGTTCAAGGAAACTGGTTAGCATCTGATACAGCATCAGGAACATACTATAGTTTCAACGGACAAACAAGCTCTGGTAGAGGATACTTTACAGGAATTAGACAACCAGACTTAGTACAAGGGAGTGGCGAAGTTCTTTATATAGAGAACGGTCAGCCAATAACCAGAAGTGCAGCCCAAACAGAAAGAATAAAACTGCTGATTGAATTTTAGAGGAAACAATGCCAATAGACACAGATTTAAACATATCACCATACTTTGACGATTATGATGAAACAAAAGACTTTCACAAAGTATTGTTCCGTCCAGCGGTTCCTCTACAAGCTAGAGAAGTAACTCAGCTACAGACTATCTTACAGAAACAGATAGAGCGCTTTGGTGGATTCCAATTTAAAGAAGGAACCATCATTAAGGGTTGTTCATTTTCGTTTGATTCCAAAATCAAGTATGCTAAGATTCTCGACAAGACACAGTCAGCTACACCGGTTGATGTAAACGTAAACTTATTTTCAGTAAACGATTACATTAGATCAAGTGCTAACTTGACAGCTCAGCTTGTCAGTAGATCCTCAGGATTAGAAACACAGAACCCTAATCTAAACTCATTATACTTTAACTATATCAATACAGGCACAGGCGATGAGAAGGCTTTTGTAGCTGGCCAAGTATTGGAAATCTATCCTGCAGCAACAGCTCTAGCAGCTGATCACGACCAGACAGCTGGTGGTGATGTTGTAATAACATCTAAAGGTGCAAACTATTCAAACGCAGATACAGTTGTAATTTCATCTGCTTTACATGGAGTAGGAGCTGCTGGTAATGTAGTTACTTTCTCATCTAATGGATCTGTATCACATATATTAATTACTGCCAATGGTACAGGATACTCTATTCAAGACTATCCAGCAATATCCATTACTAGAGCTAACACTCAACTAGAGATAGCAACAGATAAGTTTGTTGGTAGAATTCAGTTATCTAAAACAGCCAATGTAACTATTGCGAATACATCTTTCCAGAAAGCAGGCAACAATGAATTTAACGTAGTTGGATCCTCATATCAAATGAAGGTATCTGATGGTATCGTATATCAGAAAGGTGCATTCCAAAGATTTGAAGAGCAAGACATTATAGTATCTTCATACACAAATAGACCACATGAATTATCTGTAGGCATAGTTACGACTGAAGCTGTAGTTAATAGTTCGATTGATACAACATTACTCGATAATGCATCAGGATATAATAATGAAAATGCACCGGGTGCTGATAGATTAAAATTAAGTCCAGTGCTTACTGTCAACACAACTACAGTTGCAGACACATCTAACAACTTCTTATCATTAGTTAAATTCCAAAACGGACAAAGAATTTCTCAGAATCAAAAGCCAGTACTATCAAGCATGGCTGACGAATTAGCTAATAGAACATTTGAAGAAAGTGGCGACTATGTCGTAGATCCATTTGTAGTAAGTACAGAAGGTATTGCAGGCAATAGTGGAAACACTCAGTTGAGTATAGTTGTTGGTACTGGTAAAGGTTATGTTAAAGGACATAGGTTCGAAACAATTGGTACTACAAGAGTAAAACTTCCTAAAGCTATATCATCAACGAATGCAGCTGCACAAGCAGTATCTGTAAACTTTGGACATTTTGTACAAGTAAAAGAATTGAAAGGACAGTTTGGTGCAGACACTAATGACCAAATTCTAATTCTTGATGGACCTCTACATGCGCTATCAAACAACAACGTTGACGTACCAGCACAATCATCTAACACGGTTGCTATGGCAAGTACTGTTAATGTTATTGGTACAGCAAGAGTAAGAGGCCTTGAGTTAGACGACGACAATATTGGTGCTCCATCAACAGAATATCAAGCATACATATATGACATTAAAATGTTTAGTGGTAAAGCATTTAAGAAACATGCAAAAGGATTATATCACTATGCATCAACATCTTATACGCCTGGTAATTCAAACGCTACTGAAAGAGGTGCAGCTGATATAGTATTAGAATCAGACAGCACAGCACAAATTAAAGACGCAGATTTCAACAAACTTGTATTCCCAGTAGGTCAGCGCGGTGTTAAGACTGTAGGTAATGCATCTTTTGTTAAGAAGAAATCTACAGCGGTTACGTTTGCAGCAGCAAATGGATCAGCCTCTATGTCTGTATCTGGATCCGAAACATATGGCTTCGGTACATCTGACGGCTTCTTAAATGAAACACAAGAGAAAACAATTCTAGTAATATCAAGAGCTAGCGTCGATGCAGCAGCATCCGCTAACGTAAGTCAAAATGCTGTTGTTAGTGGTAGTAACACTACGGTAACTAGCTGTACTACAGCAACACTTGTAGCTGGTGATCACATTAAAGTTGGTGGCCATGTAAGACAAATTAACAGCATACTTTCTGATACTAGCTTAATTGTTAATAAAGCATTAGCAGCCAATGCGGCCGCAACTGTTCTACGTACATTCCCTAAAGGGTCAGTAGTTGCTTTATCAGATAGAGCAGCATCAAACGCAGCTATCTCATCAAGCGATCAAACACTTACTGTAAACCTTGGCGTGGCATTAGCATCTGGCGGACTGGCAGCTACTATTGTTTCAAACGTACAAGACTCAGCAGAAGCTGGTTTAAAGAAAACACTCAAAACATCATATGTTAAAATTGACACATCTAGCAATGCTGGTGGTGCAACAGGACCATGGAGTTTAGGTATACCTGATGCACTAAGTCTAACTAACGTGTACTGGAATGAAAGTGCATATGCAGAGACAGCATCAGATGATTACACTTCATCATTTGAATTAGACAACGGACAAAAAGATGGTCATTATGGACTATCAAGATTAAAATTAAAATCTTCAGCAAGACTCTCAATTGACACTAATGACTTTATAGTTGTTAAAGTTAAGCATTTTGTTAAAGACATATCAGCTGGTACTGGATTCTATTCCTACCAATCATATCATGATAAGGTAGATGACGCGTCAGCAGTTACTCCAGCAGATAAGATTACAACACAAGAGATACCAGTATTCGTATCTCCATCAGATGGTAAAGAATTCTCATTACGAGATGCAATTGACTTTAGACCTAACATGGCTAATACTGCTGTAGAAGCAGCAACGCTTGGTGCAGCTACAGTTAACCCATCATCTGTTGAGACAATGGACAATAACAATGACGTAGCATCACCAAACGAGCTATGGTCAGCTACTGTAGATTATTACTTACCACGTAAGGATAGATTGGTAGTAGAGAAAAATGGATTTACTATAGTACAAGGTGTACCATCAGTTAACCCAACACTACCTGAGAAACCAGATGATTCAATGCAGCTGGCTACAATCGACGTACCAGTGTTCCCATCATTAGATGCTAAGACAGCAAGGTACTATGGACGTCCTGACTTAGGTGTTAAAATAAAAGCGACTCAACAGAAACGATATACCATGAAGGATATCAAAGTAATTGACGAGCGTGTACAGAACCTTGAATACTATACATCTCTTAACATGCTTGAGAAAATGTCAAGCGACCAGACGTTACCTGGCAGAACGGATCCAACACAGAACAGATTTAAAAATGGTTTCCTTGTAGATAACTTCTCATCGATTACAACTGGTAATCCTTTAAACGATGAGTTTAAAGCAGGGTACGATCAATCACGTAATCTCCTTACTTCTAAATTTGAAACATATTCACTTCAACTGAAGTATGAAGGTGGTAGTAAAGTTACTAAATCAGGTGATATGGTTACGCTTAGATACCAGCAGAAAGAATTAATTAAGCAACCAAATGCTACACAAACAAGAAAATGTACTTCTATGTTCTGGGAGTATAATGGTGTTCTAAACTTATATCCTAACTATGTTAGTGATGTAGATCATCAGAACGCACCAGAGTCAGCAGTACAGATAGACATCGATGTTGCATCACCGACACTTAGTTTGATTGGAGAGCTCAATAAGATTGCTCCTAACCAATTAACATCAGAGAGAGTTGTATCAGAAGATATAACAACATCTCTATCAGGATCCACATCAACTGACACTACAAGAACAGATACGATGGAGACTGTAATAAATCAGCAGATAGAAAGATCTACTGCATCATTCAGCTCATCAACTTCAACTACTACAAAACACGTTGGTGATTTTGTTACGGACATTTCATTCCAGCCATACATTCCACCTATAACAGTGGACTTTATTGCTAATGGTCTAAGACCAGGATTGAGACATTACGTATACTTTGATGAAGTAGCTGTTACTGAGCACGTACGACCTCTGTTACTAACAGTACCACAAAACCAAGTATCAGCTGCTAATAGAAATTCAGTGTTCCACATTACTGGAACTTTCGGATCTGAACTAAAATCAGATAGCAATGGTACCTTAATGGGCAGACTATCAATACCAGCAGCAACATTCTTTGCTGGTGAAAGAAAGTTTGTAGTAGCAGATATATCTAACCTATCACAGATAGGTGAACTAGTGTCAAGAGCAACTAGCAATTTCAATTGTTATAACTTCTCAGTCGATTCAGGATCAATAACAACATCGACAAGATCAACAGTACCTTCTTCATCCACTTCTGAAAGAATTGTAAATTCATCAGAGTCTACAACCACTGAAGTAGTCACTACTATACCACCTCCAGTAATTGTTACTGTTGAGGCTAATAACGTAGTCGACAATCCAGATGAAGGTAGGGACGATACTAATCCTCCTGTCGTAACAGCCAATGTAATTACTATACCGGCTAACACAGTGCCAGTAATTATTCCTTCATCCAATGCTACCGTTACTATTCCAGCTCGACCAGTGGTCAGTGAGTGTTGGGATTTATCTTTTGAAAGAGGCTGGTGGGGTGGTTTGGGCATTGGAGGCGAAGGCGGCAATGGCGGCGGATGGTTTAGACAGCCTATGTGTAACATAGGTGAGCTAGGACCGGATCCATTAGCTCAAACATTTATGGTAGATTCTGCATCACTTCCTTCTGACTCAGAGGGCGCATATCTTTCATCTATGAATTTATATTTCTCATCTAAAGATCCATCACAGGGTGTTACGGTAGAAATAAGAAACGTGAGTGACGGATCACCTAGTTCAGGTGTACTGCCATTCAGTAGAACACATATGCTAGCTTCAGAAATAACAACATCTACAAATGGTAGTGGCGCAACAAACGTTGTGTTCCCATCGCCAGTATTTGTTGAAGCCAATAAAGAATATGCTATTGTAATTCTTCCTGATGGAAACTCACCAAACTATTCTGTGTACACTGCTAAAGCAGGACAGAATGAACTGAACAATTCAAGTAAGCAGATCAATCAAGACTGGGGTCAAGGAACAATGTTCCTATCTACCAACAACAGAACATGGACAGAATTCCTCGATGAGGATATGAAGTTCGATATATTTGTTGCAGTGTTTGAAAGTAAGAGTGGCCAAGTAAAATTAACAAACGATGATCACGAATGGTTTACTGCTGAGAACTTTACAATCAATGGAACATTTGAGGGTGGAGAAGAAGTATTTAAATTAGCTGCTAATGCAACAGGAACTGTTAGTTTCACTGCAGGAAGCTCTACTGTAACAGGTACAGGAACAAACTTCTCATTACTAGCAGCTGGTAATAAAATAGTATTAGCTGGAGACAGCAGTGCATATGATGTGGTCACAGTCAAGTCAATTAGCAACACTACACAAATTATACTAGAAGGTGCATCATCAATTACTAAATCAGGTGGTGGGTATATTCATACACCAACTGCTACATTTGGTTCACTAGATGCTAACACAACTACTATAATAGTTAATGATAGTACTGCAACAAATAGTACATTCTTATTTGCAGATGGCGATCAATTAATTGGTACTAGATCAGGAGCCAACACAGAGGTTGGAGCCGTTGTTGATACTAGCCTAAGTTATTTTGAACCGCAGCTATATAGAAACACACCGTCAGGTACAACAGTTGTTCCTAGAATAACAAGTAAGCTATCAGCAGCGTCTGGTAACTCTGACAGTGAAAGATTTAAGTACAACGATAGAAACTACCCATCACAGAAAATTAAAGTAATGAGTAAGTCTAATGAGATTACATCTAACTCAGGTGCTAAGTCTCTTACCGTACTACAAACATTAAGTACAGATAGAATATCATTATCACCATCTATTGATTTACAATCACAATCATTAGTAGTGTATGAAAACATTATTAACAATACTGATCTCAATGAGTATAAGGGTTCAGCTGGATCAGCTGCTGCTAAGTATATTTCAAGAACAGTAACGCTAGCAGAAGGACTCGATGCAGAAGATATTAAAGTATTTGTTAATGCATGGAAGCCACAGGGTACTGATATTAAGCTATATGCTAAAGTATTAAACCAAGCTGATGGAACTGCTTTTGTAGATACTAGCTGGTCTGAACTTCAGGCAGTTAAAAACAAATCTAAAAAGTCATCAGCTGTTGACAGACAGGACGTAGTAGAGTATAGTTATGAGTTTGCAGACACACCAAGTGTTACATTACAAACTGGTACTGTAGCTACATCATCAGGTAGTGCCACAATAACTGGTACTAATTCTGACTTCCAGAACCAATATGCAAATGGCGACCTTATTAAGATTGTCAATGTAGATAGAGATACAGATTATATTATTACTACTGTAACAGCAAGAGCAAGTGCAACTTCATTGACAGTAGCAGACCAAATACCATTTACGAAGATAGATGGTGCTCAGCATTTCAAAGTAGATGCATCTCATAAAAACCAAGTGTTTAGAGATCCAAAAGCACCTGTTGCACATCAAGCAACATACTATAATGCTGATGGAGAGAAGTTTGTAGGATATAAACAACTAGCTATTAAGATAGTAATGCTATCTGATAGTTTAAATACATCACCATATGTAAGGGACTACCGAGCACTAGCGGTATCATTGTAACATGGCTAGACGACTTATACAGACAGAAAAAAGAGAGTTTGCTAGAGACACTAGTTCAATGGCTTTGATAAATACTGATGCAGCTGCTTTTGCTCAATACAAAGCAGCTCGCGCAAGAGGTAGTGCTGTAGAAGAATTATCAGCAGAAGTACAAATGGTTAAGAATGATATGCAAGAGATTAAAAATATGCTGACACAGCTTACGAGGGTTATAACAGATGGCAAGTAATAATTATACAAGTGCAAACGTCACGCCAGCTGCGGATACGTTTAGAGAATGGGTTGACCTAACAAACAGAATTACATACGACATGGAAAAGGTTGTAGTGACTGTTGCGGCCAACACACAAGGTGCAAGAACATCTGGTAATGCCTCTGTCAATGGATACTTCAGTGCAAACACATTAATAGTAGAACATGAATTAACAGGTGCTACTGCAACTGGTTCTGTATACGGAACAAAAGCTGCAAAAGATAATTTAATTATTGTTTCTAATACTGTTCTCAAAGCTAACGGATCATCAACTGGAGCAATTTTATTTGCACAATCCAATGCTTATTTCACAGGTGCAAACGTAGAGTTTAGTTCTAATGTATCTGTCAATAGTACGTCGTCTGTATTCTCATCTAATGCTACATTGAACGTATTTAATACGCCAATGGATATCAATGCCAACATGGATATTGATAATGCACTAACTCATATAACGTCTACTAATACCGTTATTGAAAATGGTGAACTTAATATTACATCAAACGTAAACTTTGATGCTGCTAGCTTTGATATACTAGCTGGTGCATTAAATGTTACGCAGAGTAACTCTACTACTCATGCAATCAACATTGATCCAACTACTAACACGTTTACATCTAATGCTGGAATCAACATATTCAACACGCCATTAGATATTAATGCTAACATAGATATTGATAATAGTTTAACTGACATCACTTCAGCTAACTTAGCTATTACTGGTTTAGAAATGAACGTGGATGCTAACACAGTATTCACAGCTAATGTAAACATTACATCAGCTTCAGAGGATTTGAACATAGGGTCAGATGTTGTGTTAATTACAAACGACGCAACAACATTTACATCTAATGCAGGTACGAGTGTATTCAACTCGCCATTAGATATTAACGACACTGTAGACATCGATAATGGATTAACAACAATTACTTCAACAAACACAGTAATTGAATCTGGTAATCTAAACATATCATCAAACATAGCATCAACAGCACTTGCTTCATTTACTGGAGCTAATGTATACAGCTCAGCAGCAAACAATGCCTTATTATCAAATGTTAATATTGGCCAGGGTGCTTCAGACTTTTTAAGATCCGATGCCACGGTAGTGTTCAACGAAACGTTGAATGTAGTTAAAGGCGTAGACCTAGACGCGACATTAAATGTAGATGGTAACACCACATTAAATGGTACTGTAGTATTAGGAAATGCTACTGGAGATGATTTAACATTTACAGGATATTCCGCAACAGGGATAACACCTAAATCAAACGGCACTCTTTCATTAGGAACTGCATCTCTAAGATGGGACGGCATGTTCGATGATTTGAGAGCTGATGATCTAACAGTGGACGACGATGCAGGTATTGGTGGAGACTTAACAGTTAGTGGAACCGGTAATGTCGATGCAGACTTTACAGTAAACACAGCATTAAGTGTTGCAATGTCTGGTGGCGTTAGAACAACTACGGTTGGTAACGGCACAACAGTAAGCGATCAAATGATTGTCAAATCAAGAGTCGGTAGTTCAACATTTGGATTAATGCCATCTAGTAATACTGTAAACCTTGGTAACACAACACATAGATGGATTGTGGCAGGAACTACTGGTAACTTTAGCAGTAATATGGACGTCACTGGAAACTTAGATGTAGACGGAATCACAAATTTAGACACAGTAGATATAGATTTAAATACTCACATGCAAGGTACACTGACTACGGTCGGTACCGTAACATTCGGTTCAACCTTAGGTGTCACAGGTACATCAACATTAGGTGTGATTAATTCATCAGGCCTGGCATCATTGGATGGCGGTATTGATGTAGGTGGTCATATGACCGTAGCATCCAGTGACGGAGACATAGTCACGTCTGGATCTGTTGGTAGTGCTTCAATGTCAACATCAGCAGGTGGTGCTATTGGTACTACATTATCAGTCGGAACGACATCAACCCTTACTGGTAAAGCAACCTTATCAGATGAACTAGCAGTAGCAGAGCTTGCAGCATTTGCTAAGAATGTAACCGTTGGCGGAACGCATGTTGTTACTGGTGCTAGTACATTAGGTGCAGCAGCAACAGACCTAGTTGTTCTTAACGGAAAGATTAATTCTAACATCATACCACAAACAAGTGGCAATGATTTAGGTAGCAGCGCTCTTCGATGGGAGACTTTCTCAACTACAGTTAATACTAGTGGAGATATTTCTGCCGGCGGTGACATAGATGTTACTGGCCAAGCAAATACAAGTACATTAAGAGTTCGTTCAACATCAGGGTTTGAAGGAAACAGTACCTGGTCAAGAACAGGCACTACTGGTGATCTGACTATAACAGCTAACACGACTCAACACAATATAGGTGTTGGTGGTATTTCTTGTGCTAACTTAGTTGTATCAGGAACAGCTATACTTCCTTCAGATACATCATTATCATTAAGTTCAATTAGTGGTAAAATATTTAACGTAGCTGATACTATAAATTTAGGTACTGGTGCAAATGCACATACGCAAGTAATATTTGGATCATCAACAGGAAGTGGATCCACAGCTAACATAGTATTCACCGATGCAACATTCAGTTCTACATTTGTACCAAGAGTAACAAATGCTATCGATCTGGGCACAGCAAGTAAAAAATTCCGTACTGGAATATTTGGTACATCAGTAACAGTTGGAACTACAGTAGCTAATACAACTTCTCTAGTAGCAGATAACATATATGCTACCAACGATATAATTGGTAACTACTCATCAGACCAAAGACTAAAAGATAATGTATTAGTAATAGATTCAGCACTTAATAAAGTAAACAACATTAGTGGGTATTCATTTACATGGAACAATAAAATTCTTGATCACAGAGAAGGGACAAACGATTACGGAGTCATAGCTCAAGAAATAGAAGACATATTACCGGATGCAGTATCTATAAATAATCAGGGCAACAAGACGGTCAACTACAATGCACTTATTCCATTGTTAGTAGAAGCAGTTAAAGAGTTGTCTGCAAAGGTAGATTATTACATGCAAGCTGACAAAGAGGGAGATGAAGAGTAATGGCTGATCAAATCAAACACGGTACTACAGAGATAGTATCTTCAGGTTCCGTTTTAAAGAAAGAGGCATTGGCCAACAGTGGTGTAACAGCAGCTGCTTATTCAGGCAGCAACACTCACGTTCCATCAGTAACGGTTGACGCAAAAGGTTTTATTACCGCTGCTTCAACAACCGCAGTTAAAATGACTGGTGTAGATTTTCTAGCAAGTGGTAACACTCTAACAGATCAAACAATCTTCGTGAATACCAACGCGCCTACAGCCAGCGATGGTGCAGATGGTGATGTATGGTATCACACGATATCATAAGTGGGAGCCTAAGTGGCGGGAATAAATTATTCACATTCGTATACGAGTAGCACTACACGTGCATTTGATAGCACGTACCTTGGCAACACTTCACGTACATTAAAAGCATTCTTCACTGGTGGCTATGAGCAACAGTACGAAGGCATATACTCACGACAATATGAAGGCGGCTACATAGGATACTATGGAAAGGTCTGGTCAGTTCTGTATGAAGGATTATATTCTAAAGCCTATGTAGCAGTGTACACTAAAGCATATGCAGGTACATATACTGGATTGTATGAAGGTGTTTATGTTGGTCAGTATACTCATGCCTGGGAAGGCTCATATACTCATGCTTGGGAAGGAGTATACACAGGATACTATGATAGACAATACGAAGGACAATACACTGGACAGTATACTCATCTTTGGTTAGGTGGTCCTTATACTAGAGCTTGGGAAGGTACCTACACTGGTAACTATCAGAATGGTCCTTGGACAGGTATATATTCTAAGCTATGGGCAGGCGATAGAACCTACTCTGGCCAATACACTGGTCAATATTCACATGCATGGTCCCATCAATGGGAAGGTTCTTTTGTAGGAACCTACACAGGTGTATACCAAAGTACATACAGTGGATTTTATACCATAGCTAACTGGAATGGAATATTTGTTTCATATGGCCAAGCGCCTATGAATTATCTTCATTCGAGTACGACCACTACAAATTCTAACTACATTAAAACATACACAGGACAATACACTGGTACGTTTGGTGGTACTGCTCAGTACACAGGTTACTTCAATGTAAACAGTTCATACACTGGATATTACTCTGGTGGTCTAGTATGGGAAGGTACAGGGTACTTCCATTCAGGTGGTGGTGAGGGTGGCAGTCAATGGTCAGGTGTAAGACAATGGGTCCAAAGTGGCGAAGTATCCTACAGTTCCACCTACATTGGTGTATACTATACATATGATGGCGAACCTATTACAGGATATTGGTCAAAGACATGGCTAGGTCCTGCGCCTGCAGAAGGTAATTTTGCAAGCACGTGGACAAGTTTAGCATACTTTTCTAGCAGTTATGTTTCACAGTCAGGACCAACTGGATCATATGGAGTTGCGGGAAATTTCGTAGCTGGAAGTATCGGTGGATCCTATCCTAATTTACAATTTTACAATTATCGAGTTTGGGTGAGTGGGTGGGAAAGCTCGACTAGTCAAAGCTATGGTGCTTCATATCTACAAAGTGTTGCGCGCCAATGGACAGGTGCTGCACAATGGACAGGCCAAAGAAATCATTCATTTGATAAAACTTATAGTAGAGTTTGGACAGGTAACTGGGAAGGTTCATATGCAGGCCAGGCTTACTATGTGGGATATTGGCAAGGTGCATATAGTCAATCAGTTGAAAAATATTTTGACGGTCCTAACTATACACACGTCACATCAGTAACATATACTGGGTTATATGCAGGATACTACACAAAACTATATGAAGGGCAATATGGTGGTAGTAGAACATATGCTGGACAGTACACAGGATACTATACTGGATACTATGGAAACTATTGGCAAGGTGTATACACTGGTCAGTATGAAGGACTAGCAACGTACGGCGCCAAAACAGATGGTACAGGTCTCTTTGCAAATACTTATGAGGGTGTATACTCTACACAATATACTCATGCATGGGCAGGATCATATACAGGATACTATGAGAAGGCATACATAGGTTATTACGAAGGCACATATGAGGGAGCTTATACGGGACAGTATGAGGGTGTGTTTGCTAGAACTCGTGAAGTAAGTTATTCACATATATGGGAAAAGACATATGTGGGCCAGTATGGTAATTCATATGGTAAAATATATACACATACCTGGTTAGGACAATACACTAAATCATACGTTGGCCAATACACTAAACTGTATGGGGGAGCATGGCTGGGCAATACTCCAACAACATACGTTGGCGTATCTGGAAACTACACCTCATCATGGATAGGCAATCCATCATACGATCAGATATATTCAGGTACAACAAACTTCATTGGATTGAAAACCGGAGAGCTTACTGAGGGCGGTGTTGCTCGTATCAAACAAAGTGGTGCTTGGAAACAGACAGAATCAGTTCACGTTAAGAAAGCTGGTGGATGGAAAGAAAGCAAAGCCATTTATATTAAAGAAGGAGCCAATTGGGTTCTATCTCATATTGGATATGAAAGAACTGATGTAACCATTTCAAGTACTACACAAAGATTCAACTTACGAGATTACTTAGTGGGACAAGGCAAAGCTGTATCACAAAGACCTCAGCTTGTTAATATTATAGTAGATGGGTGTGATGTACACTCAACTAATACTACTGCGGCAATGGATGTGTCAACTGGTCTTGGTGCTATCAATTTGGCATCCAACTCTATCAAACATAGGGTAAGAATATTAGTACATCCAGATGCAAGAATTATTGGATCAGCCGGACACCCTGGGGATACAAATACTGCAACAAGAACAGGGAGTGATGCAACTTCCGGAGGCCCTGCAATTAGAACATCACCAGCAGTTGAATTGTTCATAGAAAATTATGGTACTATCGCCGGTGGCGGTGGTGGCGGTGGATCAGGTGGTTATCCTGTAACAGGATCAACTCTACAGAGAGTTGGTGGCACAGGTGGTTATGGTGCTGGTTATGCAATAGTTAGTGGATCAATTACTAACATATTAGAAAACAATTCCCTTATTAATGGATCCAATAGTGCAGTTGCATATGGTATCCATGGAGGAACAGGAGGACTATTAGGTCAAAGAGGTGCCGCAGCAGGAGGCTTTAATCACGATGATGCATCGTTGAATGAAGCTAACGATGGTGCTTTGAAGACCCAATACGCTAACAGTGGAAATGGAGGAGTACCTGGAGCAGCCATAATTGGTTATAATGCGACGAGAACAACCTTCATAAATACTGGTAATGTATGGGGCGACTCAAAGTATAAACTACAGGCATAGGACTTAATGGCTAATCCACTAAAAATAAAAGCAACCGGAGGCGGAGGTTTCTTAGGACTGCAACAGATGCAATCTTCGGAAATGGATTATGCCGTCCATAAAGTTTTAGATGCTTTTGTTATTAATACTTTACATGCAGGAACTATCAACATCAATGTTGGTGGTACAAGTAGAGGAGCATTCTTAGATACGACTCGATCCGAGTCAGTGGGTACACATCCATCCACAAATGCATTAAACACTACCACATATACATTATACCAAAACACAACAACAGCTAGTGAGTCGTCAATAGTATATCCGTTGTTTGTAAATGCTACATCATATGCATCAGAGCATAGTAATGATCTAACATCATCAATCATAACAGCGGCATTATCTAATTTAGTATCAAATGGTCTTGGATCATATTGGATGTCACAAACAAATCCTAACGCATCATTATATACTGACACAGGATACTTTGTAAAGAACACTGACAACAGTGTTGAAACAACATACAAGCTATGGAGAAAAACACAGGGTGTATCAGCACCAACGGTGGTACGTCCAGTAAGATTAAGTGGCACATCTATCAAAGAGATGTCAGATGTAGAGATACAATTACTAGTTGCTAGATTCAGAAATGAAGTAACTGATAGTGGGGTTGGATCATACAAACTATCTGCATCAGATCCATCTGGTGGTGGACAGGTATGGCAACAAGTTAGTGATAATATAACTGATACAAGAAACAGCATTTCTGCTCAACAATATATTGGTAATTATTCAGGACAATATGGTGCAACATATACACATATATGGGAAGGCCAATATGGGCAATCATATACTGGTAATTATGAAGGACCAATTGAGCATACATTTACAAAAGCATACGTCGGACAATATGTCGGATCCTACACAAAAGAATATGAAGCACAATACGAAGGTGCATTTACAGGATACTTTAGCAAGGCATATGAGGGTAGCTTTACAGGAAACTATACTAAGACTTATACTGGCGTTTATACAAAACAATATACTAAGCAATGGGTTGCAGGATATGCTGGCGGATACACAAGAGCCTATGTAGGACAATATACTGGACAGTATGAAGGCTCTTTTGATAAACAATACGAGGGAGCATTTACCGGATACTATTCCACATCGTACAGTCATGTATGGTTAGGAAACTATACCAAAGAATACGAAGGCGTATATAGCAAACTTTATTTAAAACAATACGAGGGGACATACGAAGGTGCGTTTAGCGGATACTTTGTTGGCGGGTTTACTGGTGCTTATGTTGGTAGCTATTCAAAGCAATATGAAGGATCTTTTGATAGACAATGGGAGGGTTCTTTTGAGACCCAATACACAGGATATTTTACCGGTACCTACACAGGATATTACGAAGGTGTAAAGCAGTTCACAAAACTGTATGAAGGTAACTGGGCAGGTTTATATTCTAAGCACTATGTAAAATTATATGAGGGATCATATGAAGGTGCGTATGCTGGTGATAGAACATACACAGGACAATATGTTGGATATTGGTCAAAGGCATACATAGGTAGCTGGACCAAAACATACACTGGTGTTTATTCTAAACTCTATACTGGAACAAGAACCTACACAGGACAATACACTGGGTATTGGGAAAAAGTATATCTTGGTGTTAATTATCAAAAATCATATCAAAAATTATATGAGGGTGTAAGAGCCTATGGAAACCAATATTCTAATTACTTTACAAAAGCATATGTAGGATATTATACACACGCATGGGAAGGCCAGCGATCTTATGAAGGCCAGTATGCTAGTACGACAACATTCTATACTGGATACTTTTTACAAGGAGCATTTGCAGGAACTTATGCCGGCAATTACACAAAACAATATACAGGGTACTATGATTACAATTGGGATAAAATATACACAGCAACATACACTGGGTATTATAACCAAGCATATACTGGGTACTACAATAAGAACTATCTAAAACAATATACTGGATACTGGGAAGGGGCATATATTGGGTACTATACTGGCAACTACGCCAGCCAGTGGACAAGAGTTACAAGGACAGCTCAGTTTACAGGATACTTCTCAGGCGCCTACACTGGGTACTATACCGGACAATATACTGGATACTTTAGTACAACATACACTGGCAACTATTCAAGAGTAACTAGATCAACCCAATACGCTGGACAGTACTCTGGAACATACACTGGGTACTTTGATAGACAATATACTGGTAACTATGCTCGTGTAACAAGAACAACCCAGTATGCTGGACAATACTCTGGAACATACACTGGGCAATATACTGGATACTTCAGTACCACATACACTGGCAACTATGCTCGTGTAACAAGAACAACACAGTACGCTGGTAACTACGCAGGACAATATAGTGGTCAATATACTGGATACTTTAGTACGACCTATTCTGGCAATTATACTAAAACATATTCTGGTAACTACGCAGGACAGTATACAGGTCAATACACTGGGTACTTTAGTACAACCTATTCTGGCAATTATACTAAAACATATTCTGGTAACTACGCAGGACAGTATACAGGTCAATACACAGGATACTTCAGTACATCCTATGCTGGAAACTATTCAAGAGTAACTAGACAGACAAATTACGTAGGCTCATTCTCTGGTCAATATACCAAAGCATATACTGGGTATTATACAAGGGTAACTAGATCCACACAATACACTGGCAACTATTCAAGAGTAACTAGATCAGGACAATACACAGGGTACTTTAGTTCTAGCTATACTGGGTACTATGCTGGCGCAGCCTGGGCTACGGTTTGGTTGGGCCCTGCTCCACAAGTACAATACTCCGGCGCTTATGGTGCTACATATCAAGGCCCTGGTAGTTCAACACCAGGAAAGTATGGACCAATATATTTTCCAGGTACTAATTATTCAAAAATATGGACAGGTCAATATACAGGTCCTGGTGGGTTCCCAGCTTTCTTTATAGCAGGTAATAATCCATTGAATGGTGGCCAAGCATGGACGGGAACTAATCCATCGAGCCCGTCTTTCTATACTGCTTATTATAGTTCCGGACAGTGGGCTGGTGCATACTCACGTGTTACTAGATCCACACAATATGCTGGATCATACTCTACAACATATACCGGACAATATACAGGGTACTTTAGTTCTAGCTATACTGGGTACTACAATAGCCAATATGGTGGATCATATGACAACACATTCACAGGATACTTTGCTACCACATACACTGGCAACTATGCTCGTGTAACCAGAACGACACAGTATGCTGGACAATACACAGGAACATACACTGGATACTATGATACACAATTTACTGGTAACTATACTCGTGTAACAAGAACAACCCAGTATGCTGGACAATACACCGGAACATACACTGGATACTATGATACACAATTTACTGGTAACTATGCAAGAGTAACTAGATCGACTCAATACACTGGGCAATACACAGGAACATATACCGGACAATATACTGGATACTTTAGTACAACGTATGCTGGAAACTATGCAAGAGTAACTAGAACGACACAGTATGCTGGTAATTATACAGGACAATATACTGGGCAGTATACTGGGTACTTTAGTACAACCTATTCTGGCAATTATACTAAAACATATTCTGGTAATTATACAGGACAATATACTGGACAATACACAGGATACTTCAGTACATCATACGCAGGCAACTATGCTCGTGTAACAAGAACAACCCAGTATGCAGGAACTTATGTTGGATACTATACAGGCACCTACTCAACTCAGTTTACAGCACAGTACTCAACAACATACACTGGATATTATTCTGGTGGGTACACTGGATATTATTCTGGATCATATACTGGAACATATGGATCGAACTATACAAAAGCATACTCAGGCAACTATGTAAAAGCCTATGCTGGCAACTATCTAAAAAATTGGACTACAAGTTATACAAAAACATATGTTGGATATTATGAACACATATGGGCAGGTCAGTATACTGGTTACTATAACAGATATTGGACTGGACAATTTGCAGCACAATATACTGGCACAAGACAATGGACAGGTGCATTCAACGCAACGTATGTTGGATACTATGATCGTGCATGGGAAGGACAGTTTGGTGGAAGTAGACAATGGACTGGTCTATATGCCTCATACTATGAGAGTGCTTACGTATTATCATTTACTAAAGCATACGCTGCTCAGTATGAAGGAACAAGAGATTATACTGGACAGTACCAAGGAGACTGGACAGGGTACTTTAATACAACATACCTAAGTGCTAATTGGAGTACCAACTATAACAAAATATATGAAGGTACACGAACATACTCAGGAACATACACAGGACAGTATACAGGATACTTTGCTCGTAACTGGACTAAACAATATGAAGGTGTGTATATAGGATACTACAGCACACAGTATGAAGGTGCTCATAACTATGTTGGACACTATGAAGGAATCTATGAAGGACAATACTCTAAACTGTATGTTGGATTGTACACAGGAACATATCTTGGACAATACACTAAACAATATGAAGGTGTATTCCATGGATCTTATGGACAGACATTTGTAGGTGTTTACTTAGGACAGTATACCCATCAGTGGTCAAAAACATATGAGGGATCTTATACTGGATACTTTACAAGACAATATGAAGGCGGCTACATAGGATACTACACAAAGGCATATGTTGGTGAATACGTAGGACAATATACTGCATCCTATACAGGTCAGTATGAAGGTGTCTTTGAAGGATATTTCAGCACTGTATACACTGGCATATATAATAAGGCTTATGAGGCTCAGTACTCAAAAGCATATGAAGGAACATTTAACACAACATATACACATGCGTGGATAGGCCAATACTCCAAGGCATATAGTGGTACAACCACGCAACAATTTACTGGATACTTTACAAGACAGTACGAGGGAACGTACTCTGGATCTTTCGATAGAGCATACTTGGGAACCTTTATAGGAACCTTTAGTAAGCAGTATGTAAAAGGATTCGTAGGTACGTATGTAGGTGAATATGTTTCCCAGTACACCGGCAGTTACACGCATGCATGGTCTGGACTTACAGTTCAAGCATCATCGGAAACTGTCACAACAATTAAGTTGTGGGTTAGAATAAGCTAGCTGTTGACTTTATAATGTGCTGCATGTATAATGTAGCTTTTAGGAATATAATATATTATGACTGATGTTAAAATACCTGATGGAGCTTCCATCGAAACACCAACCAAAGAGAAAGAAAAGGAATCAGGACTGCGTATACCTCAGTTCCAGATGAACCCTGACCTACCGACTATAGTGTATCCCCACTATACAAACAACAAACATACTGAGCTTGCTTGCGTGTTAATGCACCATGGACCAAATGGACCAGGTACAGGAAATGTTGTTAAGGAAATGGGTATTCCAAAAGATCCAAAGCATCCATTGTACAGTGATATTAAGAAACAATTTGATGAAGATGAGATCATGCACAATACTAGAAGAGAGCAGAAGCTGCAGGAAAGTTTAATGGAGGCCAGTAAAGAATCTGCATTGAACGAAAAGCAACAGAAGCAACGTAGTGATCTGTGGGAACTAAAGCAACAGTTTTTAAATATGGATGTAGTTAAGGCAGATGAAAATAAAGCCTGGCGTAGAAAGATACGTAAGGCTACTAACCCAATTGAAGCCCAGGCTTTTGGAATAGCATGTATCATTAAGGATGCAGAAAGAAGTGAGTGAAACTAAAGGTTATCTACTAGTAGCTACTCTCTCATATGCATACTATGAAGCGCTGAGGGCTTGTGTCGAATCATTAAAGGATGAGCTACCACATGCTCAAGTAGCAGTGTTTGCTCATGAGGAATGGATCACCGATGCGGATAGAGAATTGTTTGATCATGTCTTTGCACCTGTACCAGTTCATAATAGAACAAAGCTATGGGCATTAGACAAAACACCATTTGATATAACTGCCTATCTTGATGCTGACAGTATGGTCATTTCTGAGGAACTAGATGAAGTGTTTGATCATATGGAGGCAGCAGGGCCAGATGTAGATTTGATGATGACGGAGAATAGACCATACAATTCTAAGGTCGTATACTTCCAAGACGCAGATCAAAATAATGGGGAACCAAGAGAGCTGGAACATTATAATGAAGAACATATTCAATTGTTCAGAGATGGAAAGGCACATAAGTTTAGATGGCATTGCGGTATGCTAGTCTATAGAAAGAACGATAAAACCGATAAGTTATGGAGTGAGTGGATTAGATATTATAGACTTCATAACGAAAGTGAAAACTTTGATGGGATTCATCCATACCCTAGAAGTTTAGCCTACTGGGATACGTTTGCTTTTTGGAGAGTGATCCATGAGCAGAATGATTCTTTAGGTGTTAATATTAAGCGTTTACCTAATGATGCAAAATATAATTTTGTAACAGGATATAAGGAAACGGAAATTAAATCAGGACACAGTAAAGCTGTGTTGCACTATACCATACCACCAGCGTATGTTAGGGAGACAACAATACATGAGGCAAGTCTTAACGCTACCTACGGAAATTTTGAAACCTTTAAATGAATATAAAGAGTTCATATTAGAAAACAGACCCGATAAGAATTTACCTAATTGGGCAAAGAAAGGAAAGTTCTTAAAAGAAGGACGACCCGAATATTCGACTTCACTTGAATGTTTGAATTCATCCGCTGCAGAAACCCATGATGGATTTCCACCAGACTCGTGGGGATATGATTTAAATGTCCAGAGTATGAATCAAGTAATCAAACACGAAGGACACAAGTTTACCAAAGAAGAATTTGAATGGATTGAGAAGTATAAAGCAAAGAGCGAATGGATAGATGATGTCATTGGTAACTATATTGGTTTTAAATTCTGCGCATTAAAAATGTTTTATCCTCCAGAAGGATATATTGCATGGCATACTAATTGGAATGTACCAGGGTTCAATTGTCTATTCACATGGTCAGATGGAACAGGCTATTGGAGACATATGGATGCTAGTCAAGAAAAACCTGGAAGCCTTAGACCAGCTGATGATAAGTTAGTTCATATACAAGACAAACCAAACGACTGGCATTGTAAATTAGGATACTATGGTGAGAAGCAAGAACATGATAAAATTATGTGGCACTCTGCTTATGGTGGACCTAGGATTACATTGGGCTTCGTAGTTGGGGATCCAACTATATGGGAAGATATTGTTGATGAGATTACGTCAGCTGAAACTGATCAGTCTCAACAATAGTAGATCTGACACCAAACCTCTTATCTGCTAGTGGCTCTACCATCTCAGAGCTGCTAGCATTATCAATAACTTCTAATACCTTTCTATCATTGTGGTAATATACAATCCACATCTCATTTTGTGAATACAGTTTTCGTTGAACGCACCCAGTTGTTGCCGTACACTTCTCTGTTTTTGATATAGTATACTTAAATACTGTCTCATCTACAGCATGTAATGTGCTGTAAAACTCTGGAAGATTATCAAATGCATCCCAATAAGTATAGTATTCATCAATCAATGCGTATTTAAAATCTGTTCTTAATCTCATAATGTAACCTCGTGTCACTGTTGTTATAAATATAAAGGTATTTATACTGGAGTAAAAGATGGGAACAAAAGTCAACATCGTAATAGATCAAGGTACTGATTTCGCTACCACAGTCTCATTAACAAACACAGCAGGTAGTCAATTGGATCTCACAGGAATGAGTGCGGCTGCACAGATGCGTAAATCTTACACATCAAGTACTGCTGTTGCCTTTGGAACCCTATTAGCCAACAATACTGGTGCTCTTACTTTATCTATGAACAATGCAGTAACATCTGCGTTGAGTGCTGGCAGGTATGTATATGATGTTGAGCTAACAGACTCATCTAGTGTTAAGAGTAGAATACTTGAAGGGATGGTCACTGTAACGCCAGAGGTAACAAGATAATGGCTAACACACTATTCAATGATTCGCAAACATCAATCAAAGTTAATGTAGGCCAAACAGGACAAATAGCAGGTAATCGATTTGGCGCTAACGCTATTACATTATCTACATCAGCCACGGGTAAAGAAACAATAGCATCATTGAATGATGTTAATGATCTCAATTTAGTCGACGGAGGTACGTTAGTATACGAGGCTTCGTCAAATAACTATGTGTTGAAAAATCCAGACATTGATGGAGGTTCGTTCTAATGACAGATTCAATAATCCAGATTAAACGTAGCAGTACCAATGCTACTCCTTCAAGTTTAGCAAATGGTGAAATAGCTTATTCTTTTGCGTCTAATAATTTCTACATTGGAATGCCTGGTACAGGCGTCATTAAAATTGGTGGTGCATCTGATGTACATAAGCTAGACCATGCAAATGGTGTACTGACTGTATCGTCAGCTGTTGTTACTAATGCTTCAGGATTCGTAGATAATTTTAAAACATTAAACTTAACTTCTCAAGGTACACAAACTGCTAATGTAATAAATGCACAAAACATTACGATTGCTAATACATTAGCCGTTAATGGTGATATCATATTAAGAGGTAGTTCATTAACACTTGGTGATGGTGGAGACACAATCAGTTTAGGTGCTACGGTTAACAGTAGTATTATTCCTACATCTGGTAATACATTTACACTTGGTGATACTACTAATAGATATCTACAGGTATTTGCTAACCAGATGACAGTCGCAGCAGATCCTACATCTCCATTCCAAGTATCTACAAAACAATATGTTGATAATGTATCAGCTCAATTGAATGGCAACACTATTATAGTTGGCGTTCCTACTGATGGTGCATGGTCAAACAATAAAGCATCAGCTGGAGAAGGCGGTGCAGTTGATATAGTTTACAACGATAAAATTTCAGATGCCATTGACAAAGTTAATGAAGCATTGTATAATGTGTATCAAAATACATACGTGCGTGATGTATCATTTACAGTAGCATCTGGCACAGCAGGCGGCACGCCTCTGAACACAACACTGAATATCGTAACGACTGGTAACCCAAACCTATTCGATATTAGTTGGGGTGATGGTAACTATTCAAACAATACAACAGATTCAACACCATCGCATACATATACAGATAATTCAAACTCACCTTTTGATATAACAGTTACAGCTAAAAATAGTAATGCAAAAGGTTCAGGTAATACAGCTACAGTGTCAACTGTTGATGCAGTAATACTTTATACATCAGATCCAATATCAGCATTTCAAATGTATGATGCATCATCTGGAGGTAATGTAATAACAGAGGCAAACATCAATCAGACAGTATATCTGAAAAGTAATACTACAAATGCTAATGATGTCGTAGCCACGTTCTTTGTTAACTGGGGTGACAGCAGTACTCAATCAATATCTAACACATCTGTTGGAGGTGGACCTCAAGGTGCAAGACTTCCTAAAACGTACACTGCAGGTACTGGCACTGGCAACAACACAGTTAGTTATAGTGTAAACACTCATGCGACAGCTGACCCAAGTGTGATACCACATACGATAACTGGAAACATAAAAATATTTAATACAGCAATAGCAGCTCCATCTGGACTCGTATCTAAGAACATTTCATTCACAAGTAGCTCAGTTGGATCTAGTCCAAAGGTAGCACATGGCTTTATAGATGCATCAGGTGGAACTACGGCTCTGTCAGTTGGCAATACACCTACACGAAGATATACAGGTGGTGGTGCTGTAAACACAACAGGAACTGCAAACTCATCTTTGACGTATAATGCAGATGGTGGTACACTAAGTGCTTACATCGACGGTGGTGCAAGTGGCGCTGTTGCATTCAATAGTAGCAATAATGCAGGTACGGTTACTAATCTCGTAGTTGCAGAGGAAGACTATTACAACTACAATGGATCAGGTGGTAGTGTATCAGCAACAACAAGAACATTTGCTCCAGGGTTATATAAAGGATTCAGAGCCCAGATTAGTAAGGCATCGCATACTACTGGCGCACACTCATATAAGCTAGTACATACAACTACTGGTAACACAGCTCAGATAGACTTTATTACAGACAACTTAACTGGAACACCAGTGCTTGCTTTTAATGGGATGACGGTAACACAGAACACAGCTGGAACATTAGCCTACGTATCTGGTATTCCATATTATACAAACGATGCTATTTTAAATGTAGCTGGGGTGTTAGTGTCTAATGTTGCTGGCCAAACATTCAGAGATACTACATCACCTCTTACTGTCCAGAATGGAACAAACACAGAGAGTGATAGTGGATCAGCTATCAATACACAAACAAGAAACTATCAACAAATATTACCATCATCAACAATGAACTCAAATCAACCAATTGCCAATACAGGCGTAGGTGCAAATGTGGCTTGTGAGACATTCCAGGTAAATGTAAGTGGTGGTGGAAGATGTGTAGAAGGAATGGCAATGTCTGGTAAGAATGTAAATGGAACCGGATCTACATTACAATATTCCAATACACAAATACAAGCACAAAATGGAAACTCATCAGGTGTCAATGAAACATTGATAGTGGTATCTGATTCTTTAGGTGCAACATACAATGACGATGGTAAAAGAATAGTCACAGGATTCTCTGGCGCTACTCCATCATTTAATAGTTCAACTAATTACTATACAGGCGCCGCTTGGACAGGATCACAAACTATAGCAGGTACCGATGAGGCTGTCACAAGATTTGGAACAGTTAAACATTTTACTACAAATCTAAGTTCAGGATATCTTCCTGTAGGACCGAACCTAAATACTGGTAGGTCTGGAAGACAATACTTTAGATTTGCATTTAGAAGATCGGTAATGGCAAATTTCACTATTACATTATCAGGTAAAGTATCATCATTCCACATAGCAGCACCAGGAACATCTATTGATAGTACATCATCAGTAAATGGATGGTTAAATGCAGGAGCTGTATATGCAGGAGCAGGTACTCCAGGAGCCAATGTTGGCGCTGGTGGTAACGGAGATGATGGATGTGCACAGACCGCTGGTGATAAAATTATAGATGGAACAACATATTCATCTCAGGCATTTACATTAACACTTGGAGATCAAAATGCATCTAGCTCATTCGGTAACCAGATACTCGTGAGCATTGGTATAGATCCCGGTGACAGCATAACAGGACTTAGTATAGCATAATGGCAATTACAGATACACAAAAAGTTGACCTACTATGGAAGAAGATCGGGTTTAGTAAAGCTAAGACAGATACTAACGCCAATAAGAAAGCAGCTAACGAAGCTACGGTCTCAGAATTTATTATCAAGCCTACATCAATATGGTCTGATATATCATCTATACCAGGTAGCATTCCAGCATCAAATGGATCCGTAACAGTAGTATATGATCAACAAAGCACTACAGCAGATGCAACGGCAACTGCATTACGTACATGGAAGACCAATGTAATAAATTGGATCCCACCATCGTTTGGTGCTACATATCAGTTGAAAGTATATGTGGACAGTAGTGGATCAGGCAACCCAGCTGCAAATGGAACTCAGTTATATGAGACAGGTAGCGGAAACAACGACGAGTGGTTCTTTGATTATGCATCTGGTACGCTTCACTTCATAGGGCAGAGCTTACCTTCACAGGTCGTCTCTGGCAAGCAAATATTCGTAAGTGGTGCAAAGTATAGTGGGAACACATTAGCGACCGGTATAAGCAACCAGACACTGTTTAACGCCACAATAGATTCGCTAGCATCGCCTTTGAAGACAAGTGATGGTGGTACGGGACTAAATACATTTACAGCTAAAGGAGTATTCTACGCAGCCAATACTTCTACAATGGCACAAGCAACTGGATCGAATGGTCAAGTGATGCAAATATCAGGCGATACCCCAACGTTTGATGACTTAGACGGCGGGACATATTAGAAGGATAACATGATGGATAATTTTGATGGAACAGATTTGGAGATGGTTAGTCAGTATATACAAAACCAACAACAGATCATAAATGAATTGATGGAAAAAAACATGCAGCTTACCACAGAGGTACAGGTTCAGCGGATACAGATCAAACAGCTTGAATCTATAAATAATACCAAGGTTAAGCCAACTAAACGAATAAGCGCTTTCAAACAAGAAAGACTTGGTCTATTAAAACAGGAGTAAGAGATGGCATCAGTCATAAAAATTAAACGATCTAGTACGGGATCAGCGGTCCCATCAGCATTGGAGTCAGGCGAATTAGCAATCAATCTGGCAGATAAGAAACTATTTACCGCTAGAGCCAATGGACAGATCATTAACGTCAGTGGTGATCAGTACAATGTAGTACAAGGTGGTAACTCTACTCAAGGTACTGTTACATTAACCGTTGATAATGCAACACTATCAAACGATAGCATTGTTATTGCTGGTACTAATGGAACGGTTGTTTCAGGCAACAGTACTCAGGTAACAGTAGACGGATCAACGTACGCAGTAACTACAACAGGTAATAGCACAATTGGTCAAATCGTAATGACACCTACAGGTGGCGGCGATGGATCAACAGACACATTAAGTGTAGTCGGTGCTAATGGTGTTATAGTTTCTGGTAACTCAACTCAGTTAACAATACATGGTGATGGTGACTATGACTTAGCAGCAGGTGGTTCAGCATCTACTGGTACTGTCATAATGACTAAGACTGGTGATAGTGATACTGACACAATAACATTAAATGGTGGCAACAACGTAACGATCACCAACACATCTACATCAGCTATTAAAGTTAGCTTAGATGACTCAGTAGTACAAACTAATGCTGGATCATTTGCAGTAGGTGATGGAACATCTAACACAACATTAGCACACACAAGTGTAAGAGTACAAGACGGTACAAATAGTGTATTAGCTACATCAAGCAATGTAATGATTACATCTGATGCTGCAAACTTTAAAGTAGGTAATACAACAGCCTTCTTCTTTGCAAATACAACATCTGCAAACACTACAAACATTCTTAACATTTCTAATGCTTCCAACTCAACATCAAACACATCCGGTGCTTTGATTGTATCTGGTGGAGCAGGATTTGGTAAATCAGTAACAGTTGGTGAAGACTTAACTATTCACGGTAACTTTACTGTATCAGGAACTTCAACAACAGTTAATAGCACGACCGTTACTTTAGATGACGCAGCATTGAAACTTGCTGACAATCAAGGTGACACAAATACATTTACTGATGCAGCTGATATTGGCTTCTATGGCGAGTATGGTAACACATCAAGTTTATTCTACTCTGGTATCTTCAGAGATGCTTCAGCAAATAGTTTTGTTGTGGTCAACAGTATTGCTACTGAGCCATCTACAACAGTAACATATAACGCTGCCAATTCAACTAGCACAGGAAATCTAGGACAACTAGATGCTATTATCGACGGTGGAAGTTACTAATAAATAATTAGTATAAAGCCTCATCTATATGGGGCTATAAACTCGCTCTATATAGAGCAAGACAGAGGAAGACTAAATGTCGTCGATTATAAAGATCAAGAGGTCTGCCGTAAGTGGTACTCCTCCAACTACCAGTAAATTAGATACTGCCGAACTAGCTATCAATACAGCCGATGGTATAATGTATAGTGCCAACAGCACTGTAGTTTTTGAAATTGGTTCTAAATTATCTACTCTCTCAGTTAACTCTCAATCATTCCCATCAACGGCACCAGGTACAGATGGCCTGGTAATGAAAGCCTATGCCAATGGTACCATGTATTGGGAAGCAGATAACTCTACCGGCGCTGGTACAATTAATACGTTTACTAGATTTGAGTTCACTGCATCTACTGGACAAACTAACTTTGCTGGAAATGATAACGACAGCCAATCATTAAACTACACAGCCAACTCAGGCGTTACTGTATATCTTAACGGTGTGTTATTAGAGCACACAACTGACTACAGTGCAACCAATAGTGCAAATGTAGTATTGACTAACGCAGCAGATGTTGACGATGTACTTGAGGTGTTTGCATTCCATGTAGGATCTGCAAACAGTATTACAATATCAGCAAACAACAATGTTGGAATAGGAAATACTTCTCCAACAGACTCACTTGCAGTAGGTGGGACTGCATATTTTAATGGTAATGTCACTATAAATAATACATTGCTCGACACATCAGGCAGAGCATTAAAAGTATATTATGCAAATGGGGACATAGCATGGGGTTAAGAAATGGCACGTAGTAAATCGAGGAACATAGCAGACTTAGTAGGTGATAGAGGTTCACTAACCTTAAACTCCAATAACCTGAGCTCGACATTTTCTGATATAGACTTGACTGGTACAGGTAGTCTTACGCTGCCAGTTGGCACGACAGCTCAGAGAGATGGATCTCCTGCCGTAGGTATGATGCGATACAACTCTACTCTCAATGTATTTGAGGGATATAAAAGTGGTGCGTGGTCAGAGATTGGTGGCGGAAGTTCTGATACATGGAATACTGATAAATTTACAGGTAATGGATCTACAGCTGCCTATGCGTTATCGATAGCACCTGCTAGTGAAGATAATGTTATAGCATTTATTGAAGGAGTGTTTCAAAATCCAGCAGACTATGCACTCAGTGGAACTACAATAACCTTTGAAGACAATGTTCCTACTGGACATCAAATTGTAGTACACACAGTTAAAGCAACTGTGTCAGGAAACAATTTAAATCAAGATGCTTTTACTGGTGACAATTCAACGACAGCGTTTACATTATCTATTAATCCAATAGATGAAAATAACACAATGGTATACATAGATGGTGTATATCAGAACAAGTCAACATACAGTTTATCTAATCAGGTATTACATTTTAGTACAGCACCTGCAACGGCAGCAGCAATTGAAGTTCTTACCTTTACACAAACTACTATCAATGCTCCTACAACGAACTCTGTTAGTACAGCATCGCTAATAGATGATTCTGTTACTAGTGCAAAACTCGGACATATATTAACACTTCAAGGTGACACAACTATCAGTGGTGGTCATCTGAACTTAGATGATAACAAACGTCTTAACCTAGGTGCTGATCAAGACTTACAAATATATCACACAGGCGGGTTTAGTGTCATTAAGGATCGCGGAACTGGAGACCTAGAAATACAAACTAATGGTTCAGAGATACAGCTAACAGGTAATGCTGGTACAGACTACATGGCACGATTCATTAGTAATGGTGCTGTTAAATTATATTACGACAATGTAAATAAGTTTGAGACAACAACAACTGGTGTTACAGCAAATGGTATAGTGACTGCTACAACATTTAGTGGTGATCTAAACGGAACAATTAATACAGCAACTACAGCAACAACTCAAGCAAATAGTGTTGCAAGTACAACCGTAGCTACAACAGCATTCGTTACAAACAAAGTTGCAGAAGGTAAGATATCACCAGCATTAACTGGAACGCCATCAGCACCTACTGCTGCTAACACAGTTAGCACAACACAGCTAGCTACAACAGCATATGTATCTAATAAGTTAACAGAACTAATAGGTGGCGCACCAAGTACATTAAATGACTTGAATGAACTAGCAGCTGCTATTAATGACGATGCGTCCTACAACACAACACTGACTAGTGCATTAGCTACAAAGCTACCATTAGCTGGTGGAACATTGACCGGTGCATTGGTAGGAACGACACTAGCATTAAATTCAGGTGCGACAAATGTAGTGGCTTCATTTACCTCGACCGACGGTGTAGCAGGAATTCAGCTAGCTGATAATGGAGGCAATGTAGAATTAAGCGCCCAAGGAAATGATTTCCATATACAGAATGCAGGCGCAGCCGCTAAAATGGTTGTACGAAATAATGGAACAGTTGGTATTGGAACAACTACTCCAGGTGAAAAGCTAGAAGTTAATGGCATTATTCAAATAAAAAGAGCTGGTGACCATCCGGCAATGAGATTTGTAGAAGATACTACTACAAGAGCTTATATGGGTTCTGGTGATTGGGCAGTCAATGGATTAGCTGATGCTGACTTTGGTATCTCATCTGTAGGGAAACTTGCGTTAGGCACCAGCGCTGGGTCGGGCCGTTTATATATCCTAGCTGCCGGTGAAGTTGGTATTGGTACTGCCACGCCAGCTGCATCTCTCGATGTTTTGTCTAACGACTCTAGTGATTATATTGCAATCTTTAAACAAGCTCATGCAAGTAACCTTGGCACAGTAAAGATTGATAGTCCTAGTGACGAAAGTGCTCGACCATCAAGATTAGACTTTGCTAGAGGCGGTACTGTCAAGTGGAAAACTGGAATGGTGTATGCCGATAATACACACGGTTGGGGTCTATCTGACGCCACAGGTTCTGGTACTGCTGTACAACAAACAAGATTCTTAGTAAAGCCTGACGGAACATCCATTGTAAATTATGGTAATTTTAATTCGCTCCCTACAGGTTCTAATTTAAATGTGTTTGGCGATGGTGAAGTATTGAGACTAGATGGCACATCAAGTACCTCAAGAACATTACGATTTAGAAATACTGGAACAAATGGTTCTCAGAATGCTATCATAATATCTGATGGAACATTACAGTTAAAGAATGAAGATGCTAATGCGGCTATGTATTTTAATTCAGTACGAAATATGGATTTCCAAGTAACATCTGGAAATGGAACAGCGGGACACATGACGTTCTCATCTTATAATACAGAAATTATGAGAATTGATGGCGCTAGCAATTATGTTGGTATAGGAGTTACAGACCCAGATTCTAAATTAGAAATTAAAGGCGCTGGTGGAGGTTCCGGATTTACTTTGAAAACGACAGATGCCTCTAGCAATGAAACTTTTTATGTGCAAGACGGTGGAAGAGTTGGGTTAAACTACTGGCCTCTTACTGTTGGTATACCTTCAGGAACATCTGCAGCATCAAATGCTAAATTTCAAGTAGAAGAATCTGGAGCCTTCACAGTATTAACAAATGGCAATGTTGGTGTCGGACTTACGGCTCCAAATCATCCTTTAAGTGTGTCAAGAGCCAATGCTAAGATTGCAGCTCACTCTACAGCGGATTCACAAACAATTGGATTCCAAGCTAAATATCTAGACCATTCTACTTTATATGGTAGTTTTGAATACACCACTGGAGACGCTCAATTATATATTGATAACAACTTCGTTGGAAATAGTGGTAACTACAGTGATATTAATCTACGAAACAAAGACACAAGTGGAAATTTCCATAACCGAATTAAAATTAAAGGCAGCACTGGTAGAGTAGGAATAGGAGACACTGCACCAACTGAGAAACTTCGGGTGTCAGGAAGTACTGGTATCTTCAATGGCCACAATGATCTTGCATCTCATACACATGCCATAGGAAGTGTTGTATCTAGTGGTAAGATAAATGGGACCGTAGGATATTCCGGAACATATGCAGCAAATAAAACATGGACGTTTACATACGCCGCGACAACATGGAAATCATGGCAAGCAACTTTTAGAATAGCATCAACGTGTGGGTTCGCAGTTATGGAAGCTGGAGGATATTGGAACAACGGAGGTCCTCTCAATGTAGTCGAAGTTGCCGACAGCAATACTGTTGCAACATTGACTGTTACTAACAGTGGACAAGGACTCGTATTTACAATAACATTAAACACCACACACATTCACCCATTCATTGAGTGGGAGTATAGACAATCAGGGGGCGATGGCGCTCCTAGAATGGATAGAATGTCCCTGGTACAGGCATAGGAGTAGACAATGGCAGCAATAGATACAGTACAACCAG